GGTTTCCGCGCACGAGCACGCTGTAATCGCATGACCATCACATCAAATCAAACAAACGCAAAGACTTCCAAAAGCAAAAGGCTACTTGGTATTAGCGATGTCGCCCAAAAGCTTGATATGAGCTACCACGAGGCGCGCAACTTCTTGGTGCGCGTTCCAGTGGCTGAGACTGGCGAACGTGGTGCGCACCTTTACCGTCTCGAAGACATCACAAACGCACGCGAAGCCAACGCCATTGAAGCCGGCAACCAGGCGCTGCCAGGCACAAAAGAATGGCACGAGGTCGAGAAGATACGCCGCCAAGTTGAAAAGCTAGACGTCGAGCTTGAAGGGATGCGTGGCAAGGTATTAGACCGCGAAGATGTGCGGGCTGGCGTCATGGCTATCTGCCAAGAGTTTGCCAAGCACTTGGACGAGCAAGAGGCCAAGTTGCCGCCGCTTGTGGCCGGCCTAACGCCAACAGAAGCGCAGCCCATCATTGCCCAATACAACACCAAGGTAAGGGATGCCTTGAGCAAATATGCGGCGAATTATTGAGCAGTGTTGCAAGGTGGCCTTTGCCGAGAAGGATACCGCCACCATTCCAGATTGGGCGCTTGAGCATGTGCGCCTGCGTGAATCGCCTTATGGCAACCAATTCAGAGCAAGCGAGACGCCATGGTTGATTGAGCCATTGGCCGCCTTTGCCGACCCAACCATTGAGGAGGTGGTGCTAAATTGCGCCGCTCAAACCGGCAAAACCGTCTCGATGCAGGTGGCCACCGCTTGGGCCATTGCCAACCATCCAGGGCCAACCATGACGGTCATGCAGGATGAAGATGCCGCCAAGGACTTCAGCAAGGAAAGGCTCATGCCCATGCTGGAATCATGCGCACCTATTCGCGAGCAATTTCCACGCGACCGCCACCGCAAGACCAACACAGAGCTTTTTCTTAACACCTGCACGCTCAAACTAGGCGCCGCAAACAACAACTTTTTGCGCTCTTGGTCGATTCGCTGGCTATTTGGCGATGAGGTCAGCGCCTGGCGGCCTGGTATGCTGGCTAGAGCCCGCGCCAGAACTACCCGCTACTGGAACCGTAAGCATTGGCTATCCAGCACGCCAGAGGAGGAAGGCAGCGATTTTGACGCCGCTTTTCAAGCCGGCACTTGCGAGCACTGGCACCTGGTTTGCCTTGGATGCAACGAGCTATTTGCGCCGGCATTCTACGATGTGGTGCGCTGGGATGCCAACGACATCACCAAACCAAACGGCTTATGGGATTATGAGCAAGTCGCCAAGACGGTGCGCATGGTTTGCCCGCATTGTGAGCACGCCCATGAGAACACTGAGGCCAATTGGCGGGCCATGAGCCGCGGCGGTTACAAGGCCAGCAACGGCAACCCAACGCCACGCGTGCGCTCGTTTAGCTTCAATCAGCTATCTTTGCCACCTTCAGTGATGCCATGGGCGGACCTGGTGGTTGATTTCCTGCGAGCAAAACAACACGCCGCTGCTGGCTACATTCAGCCGCTCCGCGAATTTGTGACCCTACGCTTGGCAGAGCCATGGAAAGCCACCAATCATGTGGACATTGAAAAGGTGGTGGTCAAGGATTACGAGCCAGGCGCCGAATGGGAAGACGAGGCCACCCGATTTTTGACCGTAGACGTTCAAGCCTACCTTGAGGAGTTTTGGGCGGTGTGCCGCTCATGGTCAAAAACAGGCGCAAGCCGACTGCTAACCTTCCGCCGCCTAACGTCATTTGATGACATTGAGGCCATGCGCAAGGAATACAATGTGGCGCCTCAACGCACATTCCTCGATGTCGGCTATCAGCGCGCCAGGGTGTTGGCCGAGTGTGGCCGCTATGGTTGGATGGGCATGAGAGGCGAAGACGTCATTGATTACGCGCACAACATCAATGGCCACACCGTGCGCCGCATGTTCAGCAAACCAACACGCGTGAGCGCTACAGGGCGCACAGCGCCGCCAGTTTTCAGATGGTCCAACCCCACCACCAAAGACGTTTTGCAACTGCTAAAGAGCGGCAAAAGCCATCCATGGGAAGTGTGCGACCTGGGCGAGATGGCAGACGAATACGCCAAGCAGATTGATAGCGAACGCAAGCGCGAGGTGTTAGATAAGCATGGCCGCACAACGCTGCGATGGATTTCTTTCCGCGCAAATCACGCCTGGGATTGCGAGCTGATGCAGGTAGTTGCCGCCTCTATTGCCAAGCTATTTTCGACCGCTGATTGATAGCCAAGTGCGACACTTTGCCACCTATATATAGATGGCAAGTGATATTAGCGGATTCCTCCGACTCCAGTCTGATTCATGGTTAACAACCCTTCAACAGAGGGTTGCTGATGCCATACTGTCGGGCTCCGTTACCGTCTCGTTTTCCAACGCCAGCCAGAGCGGCACCCGTGAGCTTGTCATGCCCACCGACGAGCTTGCCGCACAACTCACCCCCATTTTAATCGAAAAAGGTCTCGTGACCGGCACTAAGCCGACCCGCATGACTTTTGCACGTTTTAGCAGATGAGCGGCCTAGTAGACCACAACGGGCGGCCCATCGCCATTGAAACCGCGCCCAAAAAGCGCGCCAGCATCACAAGCCACTATCGCGGCACGGAATCAAACCGCTTCCGCACATCGCTGCCATATATTGTCAGCGATATTAGCAACACGCTAAACCGAGGCGCCAGGCGCCGGTTGATGGGATTTGCTCGATGGCTCTACACAAACAACGGCATGGTGCGCGGTGCGGTCAACGATGTCAGCCGCTATGCACTAGGCACTGGGCTCAAGCCTCAGAGCCAAGCAGGCGAAGCAAGCAAGGCATACGAGGACTATTTTGCTGAGTGGAGCAAAGTTTGCGATGTAGCAGGCCAATTTAATTTTGCCCAGATGCAGCGCCTTGCGTCCATCCGAATGGACGTTGACGGTGACATTGGATTCTTGATGGTTGGCCGCCAAGACGCGTTCCCCCAACTGCAACTTGTAGAATCGCACAACATCATGAGCGAGGGGCCGCAATATTATGGCGAGGGCCATGATGGCGTGAAGGTATCGCCCGCTGGTCGCCCTACTGCCTACACGGTGAAAGATGGCGATGATTACCGCTCAATAAGCGCCAACAATTTCATTTTGGTTTATGACCCTGACCGCGTTGCGCAACTTCGCGGCGTGTCAGCGCTCACCCACGCCATTGACCACATCAGAGACGCCATTGATATCTTAGAGTTTGAAAAGGTTGGCGTGAAAATGAATAGCGCCATCGGCATGGCCATCACCACTCAGGGCGGGATTGCTGATGATGGCACTAGTCTCATAGAGGACGGTTATGGCGCCGCTGACACAGGCACAGTGCCATGGGATACTTTTCAAGCTGGCATGGTGCCACGCCTCAAGATTGGTGAATCAATCGAGAGCTTTGCCAGCAACAAGCCATCGCCGGCATTTACTGGCTTTCTTGAATACCTGATTCGCGATGTCGCTCTTGGTCTTGGTGTGCCATACGAGTTCGTGGTGGAACCCTCAAAGCAAGGAACCGCCTCTAGGTTCATTTTAGAAAAAGCCGCCCGCCGATTCGAGGAACGCCAAGACCTTCTTACTTCCCGTTTTTGTAACCGCGTTTGGGGCTGGGTTATTGCTCGCGGCATCAAGCGCGGCGACCTGCCGCCAAGCGACAATTGGTGGCGCGTTAATTGGCAGGCACCCAAGAAAATCACAGTTGACCTTGGCCGCGAAGCGCGCGCCAACCAAGACGCCATCAAGATGGGCCTTCGCACCATGCGCGAGGATGCCGGCGAACGCGGCCACGATTGGCAAGAGATGCGCGACCAGGTAGAGCGCGAAGCAAGCGACCTGTTGAGCCGCGCCAAACGCCTGGCTGATGAATACAGCGTCTCAATGGAAACAGCCTTGCACCTACTAAGCCAGCGCACCCCTAACCCTGTTTTTAATAATGAGAGCGAAATTGACGCATAAGTTGGCCAACGAGCCATGGGCCATTCGCCCAGACTATCATTCCACGCTCGTGGAGGCCGCCCATGCGTATCACTACGACGAAGAGGACGGCGGGCCATACGAGCCACCAACGCCCGAAGAGGTAGACGGCATCGCGATTATCCACATCCACGGACCCCTGGGCAAAATGCTCACCGATTGGGAGCTCATGTTCGGGATGACGGATTACGACGACATTGCCACCCAATTGGCCGAGGCAGACGCCAACCCAAATGTAAGCGCCATCTTGCTGCACATTGACTCGCCTGGCGGCACCATCACGGGCTTGCCAGAGCTTGCCGCCAAAATGCGCCGCGTTGAAAAGCCGCTTGTGGCTTATACGGAAGGAACCGCCGCAAGCGCGGCCTACTGGATAGCCAGCCAGGCTGACAATGTGTTGCTCAGTCAGAGCGCCGAAGTGGGCAGCGTGGGCGTTTATATCGCCTTGCTAGACCAGAGCGAATATCTGCGCAACCAAGGGCTGCGCGTCAACGCCATCGCCGCAGGCGACAACAAACTTGATTACGCCGACTTCAAACCATTGAGCGACGAAGCGCGCGAGCGCCTGCAAGCAAACGTCAACAAATGGCACGAGCGATTTAAGGGCGACATCAACATCAAGCGCAGCGTGCCAGAAGCATCAATGACCGGCCAGGTATACGAGGGCATGGAAGCCATCGAGGCTGGCCTCGCAGATGGCGTGGTGGACGACATCAATGACGTCATCGCGCTAATGACCAACCTTTAAACAATCACCAATTAATCATGAAAACCATACTTGATTTAGTAAAAGCCAACGTCGAGCTGACAAGCCTATCAGGCAAACTAGAAGCCGCCACCGAGGCAAACAAAAACCTACAGGCAGAAATCGAAGGCGCGGCAGCAAGCCACGCCGAAGAAGTTGCCAAACTAGGCGCACAACACGCCGAAGACATTGAAGCACTTGAGAGCAAAATCAAGTTGCTTGAAGAAGCAAATTTACTTCTTGAGGAGCAAAAGATGAGCGCAGCGGAAAAGGCGGTAGAAATCGCCGCATCTGTTGGCGTTGAGGCACCAGTTGAAGAAGCAACCGAAGAGCCGGCACCAGAGGCAAACATGGACACCCTTTGGCATCAATACAATGCCATCGAAGACCGCCAAGAGCGCCGCGCTTTCTACCTCAAAAACATCAAAAACCGGCTCTAATTTTAGAGCCTTAGAAAGCTAAATATCTAATGGCCAACACGTTAGGAGGTATCAACCTCGCCCAAATTAGTGAACAGGCACTCGACTATCTAAGTACCCAGTTTCACCCGCTCCGCGCATTTTCGCGCGACTTCAGTGCCGACATCAGCGGCGCCGGCGAATCTGTGACAACCCGCGTGCCTTCCAGCATGACCGCCAGCGACTTGTCGACTGGTTACGCTGCAACGGACGTCACATCCACCGCCGTCACCGTGACCTTGAACAAATTCAAGGGCTACAGCATGGCGTTTACCGACATGGAAGTGTCCAAGGCTGGCAATTTCGATTGGCTGTCCAGCCAATTTTTGGCCCCTGCGCTAGAGGTTACCCTCGACGCCGTAATGGACGACTTGCTAGCCTTGGTGCTAAACGCTAACTTCAGCGCCAACGAGGTCATCACTGCCGCCAACTTCGACGTTGACGAAGTGGCCGACCTGGCAGCCGACTTGACCACTGCCAAATGTCCTAAGAGCGAGCGTGCCTTGATTCTGCCGCCTTCCTATTACGCCAGCATCCAGAAGGATGCCATCGTGCAGGATGCTTCTAGCTACGGCACCCCAGCCGGCGTGCAAGAGAACGCAGCCCAGCGCGTGCATGGTTTCAGCCTCTACGAATACACTGGCATCCCAACCAACAGCGAGAACCTTGCCGCCATCGCGCTGCATCCTTCTGCGCTATGTTTGGCCGCACGCACGCCAGCCGCTCCAGCAGATGGAAGTGTGCAGGTGTCGGACATTGTAGATAGTTCAACACAGCTTCCGCTGCAACTTAGAACTTTTTATGACAATGTTGCTGGCAAGCACTATTTGACTATGGGCGTTCTTTACGGTGTTGCAGTTGGCAACGGTGCCGCACTGAAGCGCATCAAGTCTGCTTAATAGTATGGCAAACGCACTCTCAAGCGGCGTTTATTTGGAAGCAGTAAGCGAGCAAATGCTCGACTTGCTATCCTCCAACTTTTTCGCCTTTTCGCTTGTGAGTCGCAACTTCTCAACCGAAGTCAGGGAGCGCGGAGACCGCACAGTGACCCGCGTTCCCTCTTCGGTCACAGTTAAAGACTTGTCTACTGGCTACAGCGCCAGCGATGTGACGAGCACGGCCATTGAGATTGAACTGAACAAGTTTAAGGGCTTTTCAATGGCTTTTACTGATTTTGAGATTTCAAAACTCAAGAGCCCAACCATCTTAGAGCGCACGTTTTTGCGCCCTGCAATAGATGCCACGGCAAAAGCCGTAGCCGACGATTTGCTTGGGCTTATCACGCCTGGCAACTTCAGCGCCTCTCAGGTCAGGACTGCCGCCAATTTCGACAGTGATGACTTGGCAGACGCCGCCAGCACATTGACCACCAACAAATGCCCACGGTCATTGAGGACCGTCATGCTCAATCCGTCTTACACGGCAAGCCTTAGCAAAGATGGTGGCATCATTGACGCCAGCGCCTATGGCACAGCGCAGCCAATCCAAGAGGGCGAGCTTTCAACCATTCACGGGTTTGGTGTGGCCGAATATCAAGACATTCCGACCAGCAACAACCTGCAAGGATTTTACTGCCACCCAAGCGCTCTATGTATTGCGGCGCGCCAAATCGGGCGCCCGCTCTATGGCAACGTTGAAGTCATCGACAACATAGAGCCAAGGACGGGACTGCCATTTCAGACCCGAAAATTTTATAACCCAACCCTGGGCAAATGGTTCCTGACGGTTGGCATCCTCTACGGGTGCTCAGTTGGCAACCAAAACGCACTTATCAGAATCACCGACCAATAACAAAACCATGATATTCAAGACTTCATTCACGATTGGATTTTTGCCTGACGGTTCACCTGAGCTTATCGCTATGGGTGACGCCGACAAATGCAAGGCTGCCTTTATTGCTGAACGCGAAAACCCGTCTGGTAAATACAGCGGCGTTAGTGTTTACAGAAAGCCACCTTACTGGAAGCGAGCCGACCTCAAGGTTGACGTATCTGCGCCCAAAGCTAAGGCCAAGAAAAAGGCCAGCGCCTAATTTGCTGCCACGGTTCGGCAGGTCACCACACCCACACCCAGGCGCGGCGGGCAACTGCTCGCCTGGGTTTTTTAAATGGCACTGAATCGCATCATAAACACGCGCAGCGGTTGGTTGTATGAGACCGCATTGCACGACACGCCAACCACGTTTACAACGATTGGCGAAGGCGGCACCTTTGGCGCTGGTAACGTCATCATCCGCGTCACCGCTGATGCTGCGCAATACGATGCGGCGGCTTACACAGTGCAGCGCACAAACGAAAGCGGCGAATGGGAAGACGTTTATACCATCACCTTGAACGTGCCAGATGGGCGCGGCATCACGCGCACTGATTGCTTTCACAGTGTGGCGCACTCAAACCCAGTGCCGCACACCAATTTTCAAGAGCAATACATTATTGACCAGGGCCACCACCGTTCACGGTTTTTATACGAGCAGCAGGTAGACCTGGAGCGCACTGCCGGCAGCGTGTTTGATTACCACGGCAACGTGCTCCGATGCGTCGAGAGCGGGAACACCGAAACCAAAGAGCTTGAAGATGGCGGCATCTTGGAGGGCTACGACCTGACGCTAACCACCAACCGCAAGCAATGGGCTGATGCTGGCATCAAGCCGATTGTGGGCGCCACGCTCACCAAGGGCGGCAAACGGTTCAAGATTCAGCAAGTGCTAACCAATGACGCGAGCTTTGAGCTTGGCCTCATGAAAAAGCAATGATTCCAGCCGCAACAACGACAGTGGAAATGGACATGGTGAAATTTAATCGCACCTTGACCAAATACAAAGCCTTGAGCAATCGGAGCTTTGTTGAAATTGTCCACAATCGCGCGGCAAATGTGATTTACAAAACCCTTGTTCGGATACCTAAAAACTCACCTGGCCGCATTCGCTCAGAACTTCTTGCACCATCTAAAGTCAACGCTCGCGCGCCTCTTGGTTCAATTATCATCAACTGGAACCGAGGCAGAATGGGCAAGAAGGGTTTGAACAACACGCCAATGCGCAAAGCTTTGCGCAGGATGCTTGTGTATCGAGGCAAAGGCAGCAACTACAGCCGTGAGGCTTGGTATGGTGCTCTTAACGACCTGAAGCCATACACTATCATGAAGCGGCGAGTTCCAAATCAAAAACGCGGTTTTACGCTTAAAGGCAAGGCAATCCCAGAAAGAAGGCGAGCACCAATCAACCCAACTTGCACCATCATCCACGGAAACAGCAAAGGCTCAAAAATTCCGTTTCTTAAAAGGTCGCTTCAACTTGGCATAAGAGATGACCGCAACGACATGAAGGTTTATATCAGGCGCAAGATGGGCCAAGACTGGCAATCAACAAAGCGATGAGTTACCGCAAACAGACAGAGCAAGCGTTCAAGGCCTACCTGCAAGGCAAGGTTGGCGTGCCGGTTTATGCTGGGACCAATGACACTATCAAGGCCATGCCTTGTGTTGTGGTGGCATTTGTAGGCGCCAATCAAAACCCGCCCAACACCGGCAACATGGATGTAACATTGAGCATCAGCGTTCAGAGCGAGATTGACGAAGATGGCCAACCAAACGCGCTTGATGTTCATGATGAGATTTTAAGCGCAGTTGAAGACTCGTTATTTTGGCCAAGCTTGCAAGCCATCAACACCACTGCCACCGATTTGCATGTTTTTGGAGTCAGTGAGCACAGCGGCATCGAGCGCGATGTTGAAGGCACCATGCTGCGCGAATCAATCACGCTGACTATACCAGCGGCACTAGGAAACTTTTAAACCTTAACAGAAAGACAAAACACCATGGCACTTTTGACACGAGGAACGCCGGTCACATACGGCACAAATGACATAACAGGCAGCAACACCACAGGTGTTGTGACGCTGCGCATTGTTGATGATTCAAGCGGCTCAGATGTGGACAAGTTTGTTGGCGAAATGTATGCAAGCGAGGTCCGATTGAGTTATGAGGCCGACACGAACCAAGCATTATCAAGCAATGGTGAAGTTGTGAGCCATTGCACTTATAACCAGCGCAAAGTGCTGAATCTGACTGGCATTATTTTAGCCAATGCAAACGCAGCATCAGTGCCTTCTGGCACGGATGAAAACCTAGCCAAAGCAAACAGCATGTTTAGCACTGCTTTTACGGCAGGCATGAAACTAGATGTCAGTTATGCTGATTGGGCTGAGGTGAACTCTGCGAATGCTGATGCTGGCTTAATATCACAGCACAACACAGCGCACACAACAGGCGGCCTTGGAAACTTCACAATCACGAGTGCCGAAAAGACACGCTCCAACAACGCCTATGCTGAATGGTCAATCTCAGCCATTGAATACCTCAACGTAGTTCACGGCGGCAGTGACACATCAGCAAACTGATGTCTGACACTTGGGCAGCAACTTGCGCACCTGGTCACAGCTATGTGGCCGGCGTCAAGTTGCGCCCTTTTGCCTATGGTCACGCGCTGTTGATGCAGCGGCTTGGACTGTTTGAGGTGCTGACACCGCTCGATTTCCATGCCTTTGTTGGCATCTGTTCGCGCAATTATGCCAGCGCTTCAAGGTGGCTTGGGTGGTTTCTATCGCCCATTGGTCAGTGGTGGTATGCGCGCAAGCCGCTGCCTGGGCCATACAATGAGGTTATGCAAGGCGCGCTTGAATACCTGGAGCTAAATAAGCGCGCACCTGACACCATGGCAGTCGAAAACAACGGCTCTTTTGGCGTCAAGTATGGCACGCCAGCGCTGCAAATCATGCGCACCATTGCGTTGCGAAATCTTGGATACAATCCAGACACAATCAACGATGCGCCATTCGGGCAAATGTATTGGGACATTATCAGCAACAACGAAATGAACGGCGGCAGCCGCATCATTGAGGGCGACCTTGCGGCAGGGCTCCAACAGTTGCACGAGTTGAAACGCAAACGAGAAGAGGCAGCGAATGAATCTACTAGCTAAACTTGGACTAGACACAAAAGCTTTTGAGGCAGGTTTAAAGCGCATGAAAGACAAAACAAACGCATTCATGGCGCAACAATCAAACCGCATGGGCTCTGGGGCCGCTGGAGGATTTCAGCGAGGCGGCTTGATTGGTGGACTAGCAGGGATTCCAATTGTTGGCGGGATTATTCGTGGTCTTATGACTGGGCCAATGGAGCAAGGCGCCAAAATACGAGATGAGGCCACAAAAATGGGCGTTACTGCTGAGACATTCCAGCATCTTGATTATGCGGCCAGGCAAAGCGGTGCATCCATTGAAAACGTAGGCCAAGCATTCAAGGCGCTTTCAATGAAACAACAAGATGCGGTCAATGGAAGCAAAGAAGCCGCTGGCGCTTTTGAGAGATACGGAATCACCGTTGACCAACTTAAAGCAAAAAGCCCGCAAGACTTGTTTGCACTGATAGCCAAACAGGTTGAAAACGGCGTTAACAAGGCAAACGAATTGGCCGACTTGCAGCGCATTCTTGGTGAATCAGGCACGCAATTGTTGCCAACTATGCAAGCCGGCCTTGGCAGAGCAGTGCAAGAATCAATGCGCATTGGTGCGCCAATGACTGAGCAGCAAGTCAGAGATTACGCTGCCGCAAACGACCAGTTGACCAAATTGAATCAACAACTTTCAGCGGCTAGATATGCGCTTGTTAACTATGGCGCCGAATCGCTGGCCAACTTTGCAATGGACACAGCATTGCACGCGCCTGGCATGAACTACGGCGAAGCAACAACACTGCGCTTGCAGCGCGAGCTTATAGAAAGCCGCCAAGAACAAATCAATGCGCTCAACGCTATCAAGGCCAACACTGACCCGCTCAAAAGATGAGTCTTCACTTTAAAGGAACAACGGCGCTTTCAATTGAAAATATCCAGCGCCAATGGACAGAAACCAATGGCTGGGAATCAACCTATAGTTATAAGGGGCCATGGAGCGTTATTGAGGCGGCAGCACTGGATTCTGCCTATGTTGGCAATGCTGCTCGAATTGACGTAAGGCAAGAAGCCGGCGATTACGGCGTGCTGCAAGTTGTGTTTTCGTCGCCAGACAATCAAATCATCACAACGCCAACAACAGAGCCAGAAACAGACACATGGACATTTGCGCCGTATGAGGTGCAACGCAACGCCTGGGAGAGCCCGTATTTTTCAATCTTAGATTTCCCTGAAGACCCAGGCCACAAAATGAAGGTGGTTGAAGGCGTCGAAGCATACCGCAACAAGGTGCGGGCAGAAATGGAAGCGCGCGCAACTAAAGCAGACACTAACACAACCGCCCCAAACGATAATGCTTTTGAGTTGCGGTCGTTCATGAAATATCAGACGACTGAATCAATCTCATATTACGTTGCGCCAAGCTACTCGACCTTCACGTTTACAAGCGCAATTCAAGACAAATCGGAAGAGCTCGCCAACATGCTGCTTGCTGGGAAGGAAACCTACAACGACGACAAATACACGTTGCGCAACACGCGCGTGGTGCCTGCCAACACGTTACTTAAGGCTTCCACCTGGCGCAAAGGTTACCAATGGACAACCAATCGCTTGGTTGATTTAATTTTGGCTCAAAAAACAGCGGTCACAAAATACAGCATTTGTGGCGAGCTCTTGCTTGATTTTGCTGGCACCTATTGGCTGAAAAAGGCGCCCACTATCACTGAGCTTTACAATGGCAAATTTGAGATAGCGAGCGAGTTCATCAACATGGAGGCAGGCGAACTGCCAACAGAGTTTCACCCTATTTACTCATGAGATTCCGCCGCCTTAGTCAATTCAGCGTTCGCGGCATCCTTGATGCCATCAGGCAACTGCAAGAGGCGGTTGAATCGCTGCAACCGCGTAAATCTGCCGGCACACTCATCACCCATTCGTCAAGCGGCGTCACAGTGCGAGCAGCACGCGCCAAAGCCACTGGCGGCGGCACTACGTCATCAAGTCAGCCATCGAGGTGGCAATAGGTGCGACACTTTACACCATTATTATATAGGGCTCTATGTCGGCATTGACCGAATTTGGAGACACACCAGCCGGCGCTAATCAAGCGCCAATCTCCTGCCCTGGCTAAATTTTAGACAATCATGGCAACCGAGAAAATTTTAATCTTCGACGAGCAAGGCAATGCCAAGCGCATGAAAGTGCGAATTGCGCGCTTTCTTGATAACGAACCAGTCACCGCAGCCGACAAAACCAACATCCGCACAACACTGGATGTGGACGGCAGCCAAAGCGGCACCTTCACGACACCGTTGAGCGTCACAAGCGCAAGTGATAGCAGCTTCACCGGCGGCGGCAAGGTAGGCGTTGGGACATCCACGCCGGACCAGTTAATACACGCATCCAGCTCGACTGGGGCTAGTTTAAGACTTGAGAGAGACAGTGTCACAATAACCAGTGGTCAGAGTTACGGGGCTATCGAGTGGGAGGGTCAGGATGCAACTGGTGGAGGAGCAGCTTCGGGCGTTCGTGCAAAAATTGAAACTGAAGCCACTGGCAGTTCGGGTGATGCCGCTCTGAAATTCTACACGGCAGCGGCAAACGATGTTGCCACCACCCGCTGGACCATCGACTCATCGGGAAGCCTAGTCGCCTCGTCAAACGGAACTGGGCCACGCGCCGCATCCCAGCCAATTGTTTTTTACGGAACCAACTCTGGAAGCGGACAGATTGACCAAGGCTCCATCGGCACTGAGGCTGGAACCTACTATTCAAACGCGGGTGAGCTTGTGTTTAAAGCCAGCAACTCATCGGGTGTGCTAACGGAGCGATTTAGAGTCAATGAGTACGGCAATATCCAGATGGCCTCAGGTTTGGGAATTGATTTCGGGTCTACGCCTGACGGCAGCGGTGCAACGGGTGTTGCTGAGATTTTTGACGACTACGAAACAGGGGCTGTGACGGTTGGGGTTACGTGTGGGAGCGGTTCAATCACTCTGAACTCAAGTTTCCAGTATCTGTATTACACAAAAATTGGGCGCACCGTGAACTTCTTCGGCGAGCTGCTTGTCAATTCGGTTAGCTCACCCAGCGGAACGATTCATTTGACAGGGTTACCGTTTACCTCGCTGAACCAATCGGGAGGTCGCCAAGCGATGAGCATTTACACGCGCGGGTTGGCCTCTGACTTGGGTTCAGTGGTTGGGTTTGTAGAGCCAAACACGACAACGCTCTATCTCCGCGAGTCTGGAACGACTGGCGTGGGTAACTCGATAGCAAACGCATTTCAGGCCAACACTGAAATAATGTTCGGGGGGTCCTACACCGCCGCTTAAACCAATTTACCCCAGCCGGATGACTGGGACGGACCACAAACACAATCAATCATATGGCAATTACCAAAACCACCGTAGTCGACAAAATTGAAGTCGTCGGCTGGCACGTTCAAGTTCGCGAAGCAACCTACTTTGAGGAAGACGGGCAACCCGCTTCATCGAAGTCATTCAGTCGCTACGTCCTCAACCCAGATTCCGATTTGACGGACCAACCCCAGCGCGTGGTTGATGTCGCCAACGGCGCTTGGGATGCAGACACTCGCGCGGCTTTCGAGGCTCACAAAGCATCGTTGGCAACTGAGCCAGAATCTGTTGACACACCTGACGCACCTGATGCGTGAAGACAATGGCCGAGTCTTGGGGCGAATGGTTCAAGGTGCCGCTAGTTGGCGTGATTGGTTTTAGTATCACTGGCAGCACAATTGATGAATGGCTGCGCATTGGAATTGCCATTGCAACGCTTGTTTACACCATCGCCAAGGCCGGCAGCGCAGTGATTGAGTTTAAGAGAAAACGCAATGAAAAACGCAATTGAGATTGGATTTCTGGCAACGGCGCTCTTCATGTTGAGCGGTTGCGCGGCGCTGGAGCAAGCCACCGGCTGGGCGTATGAGGCCGAAGTCACAACGCAAGTTTTGCCTGATGGCAGCGAGCAATCTGTGACTAACTGGGTGACCAAGCCCAACGTCAAAACCGGCATCACCATTGGCGGCCAATTGGCACCGCAACCTGTTGGCAGCATTGCAAGCCAGGCAATCATTGCACTGCTTGGCATTGGCGCAGCCATACGCGGCAGGCAATGGAAAAAGGCCGCTGTGAGCGGTGTTGAAGCGGCGCAGGAGTTTAAGGCAGCGCTCAACAAAAGCAACGCCAAGGGCAAGCTAGACGGCATCCTTGGCAATCTAAAGACCCAGCAAAAGGCCGCTGGCACCTGGGGACTTATCAAATCAATTTTAGGCAAACTCTGACACCATGGCAGCATCACTTCTTGCAACATCTGCATTTAAAGATTTCTCAACATCAACTTATGGCGGGCCAGGGTTAAACCTGGAGGATTCAACCGAGTTTGTTGTGCTCTCAAGCGGCAGCGGCAATGGTATCAAGTTTGAGTTTGCAAGCGCAGGCTGGCTTGTGCTGTGGAATAATGGAAGCGTCTCGCGCACCTTTACCATCCCACTGGCAGAGCCTGACGAATATTCCAACCTTGGCATCACCTTTACAGATAAGACGTTCACCTTGGCAGCGTATGACAAAAAGATTGTTTCGCTTGATTCGCGCTATCGCAACACCTCAGACGGTTACGTCTATTTGGAAGCAAGCGCAGCCAACGATTGCCGAGCGCTAGTGGTTAAACGCTACACCATTGTTTGATGTTGGCTCATGGCGCTGACCTACAAGCAGGCGCCCACGGTTACCGCTGGCGCCACCATCACGAGCGGCCAATGGAATCAACTCGCCCAGGCATTCAATGACCGCCTAGTTGGTGGTGTGGGTGACCCTACTTATCGCCTGCACTGGTATTGGCACTCACTCTTCCGAGTGCTACGCACACCCAATGGCACAAACTTTGCACCAGAGGATGAATGGTGGAAGATTTATGCCCACGTTCAGCCAGACGAGGCCACCTTTCCAACCACTGCCGCTGGGCAACCAGAGGGCGCTTTTCTTGGCAACCCCATCAATGGTTTTGTTTTTGGTAATGGCGACGACATCAAAAGCGAAGCGGGGCGCCTGAGTTATGATAGCGCTGATGGCCAAGGCATATTGCTGCACAACGTAAGCGGCGCGCCATCTACCGACTCAGAAAAATGGGACATTGGCCGCTATCAACGCGGCGTGGTTGATGGCGGCAATACGACCGACCTAAGCCTTGCAAATGCGCTAGTGGCAGCCCGCTCGCATTTTAGGATGGGCTTTTTCAATTGGTTTCAGCGCTCCTATGGCGGCTTTATTCCGCGCCCAGCCTATAACGGGCAATGCGCTAACTCGCCAGACCTGCCAGACTACGCGCTCAAATTTACTAACACCGACACCAGCACGACCTGCACATATTCAACATGCCCTGGTGGCACTGGTTCGGGCTCTTGCCCTGGCACATCAAGCGGTGTTTTTTCATGGTTTAAAGCAAGCAAGGATTACATACTGCTCCATTGGGATGGCAGTATTACGCGGCTGCCAATTGCGTCATATATGGAGGGGCCATATGATGGCGAATTTAATGACGCACGCCTTGCGCATCCACCAGGCGACCAACTAGCGCGAGCGCTCAACGCGTTTGTCGAGCAATTCAGAGGCACCGAAGCCGAGCAAGCGGCAAGTGGTTACAAGGTCGAGGAGAAGGCGTTTGATTTTGAGGGCTTCCTAACGCGGCAGTATTACCTAGCGCCAGCATATGGCGAAGATGATGGCACTGGCACCATTGAGGCCACCTATGAGCGTTTTGCGTTTGCCAACAATACGGCAGCCGACACCTATGGCGGCCTGATGGATTCAAGCGGCAACCCTACTGCAACCACTAATTACAACATTCACAGCGGTTTTGTGCTGGCCGGTGTGCTGGCATACCGAGATTTTGGCAGCGGCGATAAGACGTTTGCGGTTGAAGTCGACGGCACTGAGCTCACCAGGCTAACCATTGCCAACGGCGACAACTCAGCCAGCGCATGGTTTGAAGTGCCAGCAGGCGGCAACGTGCGCGTCAAAAACATAGACGCAATGGGTGCGCTGGATGAGTGTTATGTTGAGATTGCCGAGCTTCTTGAATACAAGCCAGAGAATGAGGACGCCTACCTTGTGCTTAGATGCGGCAGCGCTTCAAATGTCACCTATGATTCGGAAGGCAAGGACACCAGCACGCCAAAAGATATAAGCGATGCTTACTTGAGGCATGGCATGATTTACAACGGCAACCGTGCAGACATTCAAGATGACGCGGTGGCCATCAATGCAAACCCCATTTACCGCACAGTAGCCGAGCAAGTGCGCAAGCGTTTGCGCATGGTCGACCGTCATGGCCTGGTTGGCTATGAGGTAAGCGGCGGCAAGAGCGTGCTGTATTTTAACCGGCGAGCCTTTGGCCTATCATACGCCGACCAATTTGAGGACATTGCGCCAAGTCAAAGCGCGATTGCAAGCGGCGCAATTAAGGCCGGCATTGTCTACACTGTAAGCGGCGGCACAAGCATTACATATAACGGCGCCACGGTGGCCGCTGGTGCGCAGTTTACTGGCGTGCATGGCGTCGATACCTTCACCAAAACAGCAGGCATTGAGACCGTGCTTGAATATGAGCTCATCCGTGAGACTGCGCCAGAGGCGGGCTATTCCAACCAATGGTCCATGTTCATCCAGTCCATTGGCTACCAGAACAGTGAATCAAGCGCCTACAAGCCGAGCGGCTATAGCGATGTCATAGGCTGGGGACATGACAGATGCGCCATGTTTTCAAAGGACTGGACAAATGTGGCCGGCGCTGGTGACCCAGTAGGCAAAGAGATTTTGCCGCATGTGACGCCCTACCCTGGCGCCTATTTGCAGCGCTCAGAAAACCCGACTGGATACCGCTATTTGCTCAACACGCACGCCGTGCCGCTTGGCGAGGTGTTCCCAGGCACAGCAGGCAGCCATTTAATTACTCAAGCCAATTACGACAATTGCGAAGACTCTGGCAACACCGATTGCATTGGCGCCAATGGCCATTACAAGTCGTGCAAGGTCTATGTGCCTGACTACAAAATCACCAGCGTGCGAGATGCTGGCAGCAACCAAGTGCGCGTTGAGCTCGACCGGCGCCTTTCCTATAACGAGGACGCACCTAGCACGATTGCAGACAACGCCACAAGTCGCGCGGCATATATCGCGGCAGATAGCACAGGCAGCGCGAACGGCGGTTATCGCACCGACGAAAATGCGGTGGTGGAGTATCTGCGCACGTTCATCGACGGCAGCGGCACGCAATGCGGCCAGCGAATTGGCGACATGGCGCCAGATGCTGACGCCTCTAGCGGCTGGGATACAAGTGTCATCAATGGCTCGTGCATGCCGCGCTTTTATTTTACGCGCCTCATCCCTTACGTCTACGAGGACAACAATGCCGATTATAACACCACTGACACCCTAGCGCGCACAGATGAGTTGACTTGGATGGAGACCATCTTACGCGCTATTTGCGAGGGATACGTTGACGAAGACTCGACCAACGAACAACGCAAATCCACCGACCCAATCACTGGCTTGGCAACGTGCTATAACAAGCGCCTTTACGATTGGACATATGAGCAACTGATGTATTCAGCCAATGACAAGCAGCATTACCGAGCATTGCCTGGCAGCGTGCGCAATGATGAGGTGCGCGGGTTTGGGCCACAACCATCAATGTTCACTTATGCCGACCATTTCAACCAATTGGCGCAAGCAGTCAACAAGCTAA